CATTGTTTCAAACGGCATCAATTTTTTCAATACCTCAAAATAAAATAGGCGAATCTATAAAACCTGGATCGTTTGTTTTAAATTCAGTTACATCTGGATCGTTTGCTAGTGATCGTTATGGAAATATTTATAACACTGCATTTAATACAAGTTCAATTGTTTCTGGAGTAAAATGGTATGAGGGGTTCAATGAATATTTTGATACTTCTCGAATAACATACAATACAAGTAACGTATTATATGTTCCAGGAATTCCTACTACAACGGGTCGACAAAGATCTTTAGGATTGGCTGCTAAATTTGACGGTACTGCATTTATTGATACAACAATTGATGGATTTTATGATAGAGATCATGATTATGCTATATCTTTTTTTATAAGCGGCGGTAATACGGGCTTGACAAATCAATTGGTAATGACAAAAGCTTCTAGTTCATCGACGCCATCATTTCCATTTAAAATTGAATTAAGTGGTAGTAATCAATTGATATTTTCTGCGGCAGGTAGCACTACATTTAAAACAACGATTACTTCATCGATTGCAGTTTCTTCATCGTGGACACATGTAGTTTGCCAAAAATCTGCAGATACTTTACAATTATATATCAACGGAACATTTCATGCATCTGCATCTAGTACGTTATTACAGTCACAAACAGATCCTATGATACCGTCAGCTAGAATTGATAATGCCCAACCTTTAAAAATAGGCGGTTTTGGCGCCAATAGTTTTAATTTACAAGGTTATTTGGATGAAATTAGAATCTTTAATAAGTCACTAACCGCATCGCAGATAAGTGCTTTAAATGACCGTACTGAGGGTGGTACCGTATTGCAGACACAATACGTAGGAAATGTATTTAGTAGCCAAGGCATAATTGTATTTTCATCTCCGGATTATCGAATCAATGATATGATAAAAACGCCGTTTACTGCTTCATATCGTAGTACCGTAACCATTCATGAATTTAGTGTGGTTACTAGATTAGATGCTGGCGATTTTAATATGTCTACAAATTTAACATTGACACAAGATAATGATCAAACATATTATTCATTTGTTTCTGGATCAGATTTTGCGCCATATATTACAACGTTGGGATTATATGATGATGCCGGACAATTATTGGCGATTGGCAAATTAGCACAGCCAATAAGAAAACGCAATGATGTTGATATGAATTTTTTAATACGTTTGGATTTAGATAAAAACATATTGTTTAAAGGATAAACATGATACGATTAAAACATTTACTTCGAGAATTATCTGATTCAGATTTACAACGTTGTTTAAAAAAAATAGAAAATAAAGAATTTCGTTTTATAGCCGGCGGAGATAATGGTCGCGTTTATCAAATTGATGGAGAAGATAAAGTTTTTAAAATTACTAAAGAACAAGATGAATATGAAGTTGCAGATCGAATTGTAGATCGATATAATGAATTTACAACTTTTATTCCGGTTTATTATGTAGATGGTAAAAACATGTACATTATGGCAAATGCTTCAGATTTACCAGTACGAATTAAAAAATCAATTGATTTATTTATGCAAGATTTTGCTGTTTATGCACGAGATGAAGGCGGCGAAGTTTCTATTTTTAATTTTATTCAGGAAACAGATTCAATTGATCCTATGATTGATAATTTTTTAAATGCATTAAAAACAGATATCGATAAACTAAATATTCCGGAATTAGATTTGGATTTAGATTTCAAATCAGACAACATCATGATGTGGGACGGAAATATGGTAATGGTTGATTGGTAATCTATATTTATATAAAAGTAGTATGTAATGAGTACATTAATAGAAAATCTTATTTTAAAAATGCTTCGTGAAGATGTTTCTGAAGTAGATGGCACTACTGAATTATCTGTTACTGCTGGAGATACTCCTAGATCTAAATCAGGCTATATAGTAAAATTATTAGGTACGGTATCATATGGAAAAGGAAAACTTCGTACTCAAAATGCTCAAAAGATTGCAAAACAACGAGGGGCATATTCTGCATTTGTAATTACATTTGTTAAACCATCAAAAGATGCATCGGTTAATGATAATTTTATTTTAGATGATATCAAAACAATTTGTTCGATGGGTCGTACGGTTGGCTCAGGTGCTAACGCAAGATATAATGACGGAAAACATACGTTCATTATAATTCCAGTTAAATCAACAAACCGTAAAAAGGTATTTCATATATGGATTTATGATACATCCGTGTATGAAAATGCAATTGAAGAAATTCAAAATAAACTAAAAAGTGATACTCCAGTTACAGGTGCGTCTCGATCTCGAGCTGCAACAATAACAAAATTAGATAAAATTCCAATAATAAGTAAAAATAGTTTTGAAAACTGGATGACTACATTTAAAGATGTTGCATCCGCAACAAATACTGATATATCATCATTATCATTTCCGGATTTGTCAAATGTAACAGATATAGAAATAAAAATTAGTTCCCAAGCTACCTCGGATATCATTCCTACTGTAACAAAAGATTTGGGAAATGGTCAAAAAATAATTACATTTGATGTCGAAATGCGAGGACCAATTAAAGGTGTTTATGGTGATATACTTTGGACTTCAATAGTAGGCCCTGCAGGAGAAATTATTGATACATATTTACCATATGATGGAACAATGATATTTCAAGATGAAACTAGCAATGAAAATGTAAAATTAACAGGTAAGTTTAAAGATGGATATCCAATAATTGCATCTTCAATTACATATTTTGGAATTCAAAAACCTACTGAAATAGAAAGTTTCAAAGGAGATATAACAAAAGAAAATGTAGTTACAATTGGCAAAGGAACTAGAGCAACAATTGATTCTTATGCAAAATTAAAAGTATTTTTAAAAGAAGGAACGGCTACATTTAATAATAATAGAACGTATACGGGAACATGGTTTACAGATGATTCATCATTGTCAATGCAAAAACAATCATTAAAATTTAAAACAGGTTATATTACAACTATTGATGGTAACAGTTTAGGAAAATATGTCGACGGCGTTTATTCTAAAATTGCACAAAACGATTTAGATATCAAAACTAATTCCGTCGCAGTCGAATCGGTAACATATCCATATGAATGGCAAACTACGGATGGTATGATTACTATAAATACAGAAGCCGATTATGTATATTTTTTAAATGATACATCATGGTATAAATATCCAAAATCACAATTTGAAACTGATATTAAAACTGTTGATACTGATTTAAAATTTACTAAAATTTTGCAAAATGATATAATCAATCAATTAAATATTAAACACGGTAAAACTGCAAAAACAGAAGAACCGGAACCAAAACCAACTCCAAAACCAGAACCAAAACCTAAAAAGAAGAAAAAAACTTTTACTATAACCGCAACAACAGTTAATTTATATTCATGGTCTTCAAATCAATTTGAATCATTTATTCCAAATGTACCAAAAGATCGATTACTCCCGAAATATACTGTTACTGCCGTTAAAACAGGAAAAATTAAAGGTAAAGGTGATTCAAAATATACAATGTACTCAATTGGATCGGTAAGTGGCGGATCTGGAACAAAAACAGCATATATTTCATCAAGTAATATCAAAGTAAAAGAAGAATGAAATTAAAACATATGTTAACGGAGTCGACTTATACAGAAAATGCATTATTCTGTAAAAAGTTCGTATTAGCTCAGCCACAATTTGCAGCAAATAAATGGTCAACGATTGGTGGATATAATTATCGAACTATTGCAGGATCTGATAAATTATCGCAGCATGCATATGGAAATGCATGGGATTGGTCTGGTTCTAAATCAACAATGGAAGCTTTAAAAAATTTTTTAATCAAACATGGTAAAAAATTAAACGTACAATATATTATTTATAACAGAAAAATATATTCGGCGCCTTCATTCAGTGAACAAAATTATACAGGACCAAATCCACATACAGATCATGTACATGTAGATTTTATTACGGGAACTAAACCAGTATATGATTTATATGTTAATGCTAAATTGGAAATTATATTTGATCGTTTTTATAACATGATAACAAAAAATCCAAAAAAATATTTTTCACCATATACTAGTTTAATTAATGATGACGAAACCGGTGCATCAAATTTTTTGATAGACGAATTTAATAAGTATGTTTGGAGATTTAATTTTTGGAATCGTGTTGTTGATGAAAAAAACAAACAAAACATGAAAACTTTAAGCCAGTTAATTGAGTTAATTAGTTCGGATATTAAAAATAAAAAAAATGAAAAATATGATGTTATATTTTATAAAAATAATGGATCTTCATATACTACAAAAACATATAACTTTAAATGGATATACTTTTAAAAAAATGTTATGAGAAAAAATCACTTTCATAGTTCGGGAAATTCTAAACGAGCTAATGCACTTAAACATGGTTATAAATCAGGATTAGAATTAACCGTATCTGAACAAATCAAACAAACCGAATATGAACTTCGTTACGAAGCAGAAACATTAAATTACGTTGTGCCAGAGCGCAAAGCAAAATATACCCCGGATTTTGTGTTTACAAAACGCAATGGAGCTACTATGTATATTGAAACAAAAGGACGTTGGACTACTGCAGATCGTACTAAAATGAAACACGTATTGCAATCAAATCCTGGAATTGATATACGAATGGTGTTTCAAAATCCTAATCAAAAATTGTCAAAAACATCTCCAACGACGTATGAAGCATATGCTCGTAAGTTAGGAATCGTTCATGTTGCAAAAAAAGAAATTCCTGCAGAATGGATGGCAGAATGCATAAAACGAGGCGAAGAAGCAGTTGATGTTAAACGTTTCTTTAAATAAGGTTTGTTTTTTGAAAAAAAAATAATATATTCATGAAAATTAATGAAATTTATTTTATTAATAGATTGAAGAATTTATTGATTCAATCGTTAAGCCAGTAATGAAATGTATGTGCTTAACAATATATTATTAATTAATATTAATTGGATTCCTTACAGAATTTCTTTATATTATAATTGTGAAGAATCTTAAACTGTTACAATTATTAGAATCTGTTTTAGGTAAAGGTAAATCTACTTCAGGTAATAATATTGCATTCTTTTCTCCATTTACTTCACATTACAAACCTAAGTTAGAAATTGATATCAATACTAACCACAACGGAGAAAATCCATGGCATTGTTGGATATCTGATAAAAAAGGCCGTACTATATCTAGTTTGTTTAAACAAATGGGATTGCCTAAAGAACGGTTTGAACAGCTAGCAAAAATAATTGAAACATCTCGATATCGCAATACCACTGAAACAAAAACAGTTACTGCAATTGCATTGCCAGAACATTATGCTCCATTATGGATTGCAAAAACAACACCTGATTATAGAAATGCAATTCATTATTTAAAACAACGTGGAGTAACCATGTTAGATATTTTAAAGTATCGAATTGGTTATTGCGAACATGGTGAATATTCTGGCAAAATAATTATTCCTAGTTATGATGATACCGGACAATTAAATTATTTTGTATCAAGAGCGTATTATCGAGCAGACAAACAAAAACATAAAAATCCTAAAATTTCAAAAGATATCATTGGATTTGATTTAACAATAAATTGGTCACAACCAATCATTCTTTGTGAAGGTTCATTTGATGCAATTGCAATTAAACGCAACGCAATTCCATTATTTGGTAAAATTATTCAACCTGCATTACAAAAGAAAATCATCGAAAAACGCGTACGCGATATCTATATTTGCTTAGATGCCGATGCACTTCGAAATGCAATACAAATTGCAGAACGTTTCATGGCAGAAGGATTGAATGTTTATTTTATACGACTTGAAGATGCGGATGCATCGGAATTAGGTTTTGAACAAATTACAG